CTCATAAGCAGTTTGCAATCTACCTAGCAGTTCTCTAGCAGTGGCTGCTTTGTTTGCTAGTATACCTACATTGACACTATCATTAAAAACAACATAGTGTAAAAGATAAGCTACACAAGTGGTAGACTTACCTGTCTGTCTAGGCATCTTACATATATTAAATCTAGACTCATGGAAGTTTTTAATTAACTTCTTCTGAAAATGATAAGGTTTAAATGCTGTCAGACCTTCATCAAGACTTACAATCTTAACATACTTTTCTGCAAAATAAATTGGATCATTTCTACAAGCATAGAATTCAAGTACTTGTTCTTTAGTAAATGATTGTTCTACATTCGCTTTTTTTAGGTTGGGATTACCTAGATAAATGTTGTCTGACATAATAACCTCCTACATCATTTCATACTTTCCAAACTTTAAATCATGCTCCCTAGTCTTTATAGTCATATCTATAATTTTTTCTAAATTCTTGACTTTCTTCTTAAGTTCTTTATTCTCTTCCTCCGACTTGGAGGAGTGGTTCTCCTTGGTCATAATTGGAAACTTGGTAATTCCAGAGTTTTGCTCCAGGATATACTTTAACTATCTCATCCTGAATTTCTCTGCGAGTTGGTTTTCTGATTGAAGGGAAAAACATTTTTATCATGTAGTTCTTACCTCTCCAAGACAGATAGACATCCATAACATTTCCTATTCTAGTTTTTAATCTAGTAGCCTCATGAAAGGAAATCATTATGTTTAGACATCATTACTCTAGTATTTATTAGTTTTATGTTTGCAATGCTGTAAATATAACCTTAAAGGTAGTAGAACTAGAAGATGCTGGATACCCTAATAATCTTAAAGCACCACTACTAATATCTGTAGAGAAGGTGGCTATACCTGTTGGTTGATTGATAGTTCCAAATTCATTCATGTATGTATTAGTGCCATCATGAATAACATTGATAGTTGTCATATTATAATTAGAACCCTGAACAGTCTGTATCTGATAACTAGCAGATCTATAAGTAGACGCACTAATAGACATGACAGTTGCTTCTCCTGTAGCAGAAGTAGTTAATATACCTGACTGAATATCACCAGCAATTAATTCTAGATTGGTGGCAGATACTGGTTCAAATGTAAAATCTCCCTCTGTTGCATTGTATCTTAAAAATCTACCATCCCCTAGATTAGAATCATCTACATCACTTAATCCAGTAAGAGTGCTACTTCCTAATGATGTACTTGCTATACCAACCCATTTAGAAGTTTCTGAATGATATATTAATAAGTCATTATTAGTGCTATTAAAACTTACATCATCAAGGTCTTTAATGAATCCTGCACCACCTCCACCAATGGTGTATAACTGCTGTTCTACTCTATTAACAAAGAGTCTATAGTTTGCTGCTAAGTCTTGTAGAGTGGCAAACTTTTGATCTGTAGGAGTAAGAGGATCTTTACCTTGCTTCTCTTTAGGATCAGGATCTATAGGTCTTGCTGGATCTGTGCCAAAAGCGTACTTAGCATACTCTTCTTTTAATACTTCTTGCTTACCCTTTATATCTTCTACAATCTTATAAAGGTCTGCAATATTGACAGTATGAGACTCTGCCTTATCTCTTAACTTCTTAATATCCTTATCATAATATTTTACTTCTGGGAGGTGAGCAACTTCCTCCTTCAATCCATTAAAGTAATTTCTAATTTCTTTATTAGAATCACGATACTTACTATTAGACTCATCTATCCTTTTTTCAATATTCTGTTTTGCTTCATTCAGTTTACTGAGTACACTTTTCTTTAACTTCCTATCATCATCTTTAAACTGATTCCTATGCTCATAGATCTTAAGAGCAGTCTCTTTTAACTCCTCATATATCTTATCTTTAGTTTCCTGTAGATACTCTTTTACTTCCTTAATCTCAACTTTCTTTTCAAAATCTTTAAGTTCTAGATTTTCTGTGAGATTCTCTATGTCTTGATTGAATGTATCTTTGAGTGTATGTAAGTTATCATTGACCTTTTCAAAGTCATCATCAATTACACCAAAGGTCTTACCAATCCAAGAAAAATCTGGTACTTGATTAACCTCATTAACCCACTTAGGAAACTTAGGAATATCTGATCTAACACCATCAATATCTTCTTTAAGTGCTTCTATCTGATCTTCATAATATCTTACCTCTGGAACTTCTGGAATGCTTTCTTTAACTTGTTCTATATGAGTAAGAAGTTCTTGCAATTCAGTATCATATGACTTTATCTCAGGTATCTCAGGGATACTCTCTTTGACATCATTAACTAAACGTAATAACTCAGGCCAAGGTGGAACTATATCCTTTACTTCAGCAAAGGTTTCCCCATCAGAATTTTCTATGGTTTGTACTTCTTCTTCTACTTCTATATACCCTTCTACTGATGGTAAATCTTCTTCTTCTAGTAAATCAGCAACTGACGGAAGTTCTTCCAAACTCTCTGTAAAGTCGTCAATAGATGGCAAATTTTTATAGTCGTCAGACATGTTATGAGTATTCTAGTACTTTGGGATTTCTCTCCCTATGTTTTATTTATTATCTTCAAGATTAACAGACTTAAGCATCTTTGCTAACTCTGCTGTTGAACCCACAAAAAGTGAATTATTAACTGTACTAGGTCCTTTTGATGCTTTCTCTTCTTCAACATCTTTTAACTTCTTCTGCAAGTCCATTAACTTATCAGTAGCATCAGAGACACTCTTAATCAACTGTCCAGCAACCTCATATGCCCTTGGCATCTCACTATCCTGTGCAAGTTCAAGAATACCATTAATTGCCTCCTGACCCTTCTCTATGATGCTATAGAGATTACCACGAGTATACTCATAGTCTTTTTCAATATCATTTCTTTCATGTCTCTCTGGTTTAGTTATTCCAACTTCAGAATCTTCAGTTGATACCACATCTCCAGAAACATTAAAAGTATTATTTAATTCATCAAAGTTTTTAGTCATTAGATAGATCCATCAAAACCGAAATTATCTCCAAATTCTATAGCAGCATTATCTGCTGCTCCTATCACTTTAACTTCTGCTCCTAGAACATGGTCTGCAGCAATAGTATCATCTTGTGCTCTTTTAACAGTTAATGTAGTTCCAGAGATAGAGTCAACAAACATTTCCTCTTGACCTATGTATATGTAATCTTTTGCAGAAATGCTACTAACACTATCTACATTAATAATTGCAATACTATCATCTATATTTTCACTTAGATTTGTAGCAACTGTATCTCCATAACTCTTAGTTGCTCTAGGTACAACACTGTAAGTAACTTCTCTGGTTGGAGTGGTTGTCTGGGAACCAGCAACATATCCAATAGAAGCCTTCTTGATGATATCTTTGGATACATCTGTATTGACAGGACCAAACATATAGGTCTTGGCAGTAAATCTCATAGTATAAATCAATGCCCTTCTAGTAGAGAAGTCACTCTCATAGTCATCACTAGTGGTTATTGAATTTAATACAATAGGGATATCTCTTTTTTCTCCAATAGTATCAACTAGGTCTACTGATACAGTATATGCAGGTTGAAAGTATGGGAGAATTTGCTCCACTATTTGAAGCATGTCATCATTCAACTTAGTAAAGATACTAAGTTCAAATTCTAAGTTATAAGGTACAGGAAGATATGTTTTTGCTATTGTGCTCTTATCACCTTTTACACCTTTTAAAAATGTCTGTGTAGTTGTAGATTTCCTAGCAGGATCATAGTTAAGTCCATTCAATTCAAAAGACATTCTAGGCAATGTAATCTGAACTGGTTTATTTAAATCAGGTACTTGCTCCAGTCTTGCTAAGAACTTCTGAGTAGGTCCATATGCTAAGGGAACCTTAGTTGTACTAACAACAGAATCATCACTATTAGTATGCTGTATATTGACGTTATTAAAGATAGAACCAAAGGATATAATGGTCCTCCTCATTATTTCGTGATAGAAATATTCAAACATTTTTACAATCCTAGTGTATTATTTAGGGCATTCCAAATGGATTGGTTTCTGTGAAGTCAATGATATCATCTCCTGCACTTCCTATAGCAGTATTTTCTGCAAATCCATCGTCTACATTAGTGCCTGACATTATCTGATATTCATAAGTGGCTCCAGATGTTTCTCCAGTAATAACTTCTCCATGAGTGAATGCTCCTGTAGTAATAGAAACATTAAGTTCCATAGTGGAAGCATCCCAAGATTTAACTATTCCTGTACTACTGCTGGCAGACCCAGTAACAACTTCATTAAAGATGTAGTTACCTTGACCAGACATGTAAGGAGTGGTGATTGTAGCAGTAGGAGCAACAGTATATCCAGCACCAGCATTAGTGATTCCAATCTGAGTAACAATACCTACAGTATTACCACTACCTACATATGCAACTGCAGTTGCTGTTGTACCTGTACCAGGTGCTCCTGTAAAGGTGATTGTAGGAACTGTGGAGTATCCAGTACCTCCTGAGGTAATTGTGACTATTCCAATGGCTCCATCACTGATAGTAGCAGTAGCAGCAAAACCTGCTCCTCCACCACCTACTACCACTATATCTGGAGCAACAGTATATCCAGAACCTGGATTAATTATATCAATACGTTGTATCTTAGATGACTTAACTCCATCATAATCAACTATGTCATCTATCATAGATGCAATACCAACAGCAGTTACTCCTCCAGATGGAGCAGATGAGATAGCAACTCTAGGAAGACTGGTGTAATCTTCTCCTCTGTTAGATATGGTAACAAAAGAAACTCCACCATCAACTAATCCTGTAGCAAGAACTGCTGTAGTTCCTGAAGATACTAGAGTGAGTGTTTCAATGTAACCTACTTTCTCTAAGTTATCGTCAATATCACCAACTCCTGTATCAACAACAGAATCTTCATATCTGTAAAGCTCACATCTGAGTTCATAAACGTAATTCTTCTTTAACTGATAGAAAGGTTTCTCATGCTCTACAAATTTAATCTCAAATAACCTATCTCCCAATGGGAAGTATATTAAGTCTCCTTCCTTAGGTCTAGTTGCTAATTCTATGTTTGGTATATTCTTAATAAGTGGCGT